TTACTGATTCTGCTGGCGCCACTCTTTTACCATATCCTTCGTGACCTCCTTCTTGTAGCAGACAGGCGAATACCCTCCCGCTTTGCTCCAGGCGCTACGGCGACCGCATGAGCTTCCGTTCCGTGCCGTATTGAACGGACAAGCACAAGTGCCTGGGTAGGATGCTATAGAGTCGTCGATAATTCTTTGCTTAACCTGGTCATCAGTTAACGGGTTCGATTTGGCGATGGCCATATCTGATACAAAGACGAAAGCGGCAGCAAGTATGGAAACTGTGACTATTTTGATGCTCATTTGGCTCTCTCCGAGCAGTAGATGAACATCCAAGGTATACGTTGAAAAACTAGTCAACATTGATCTTTCGCAACGGCATGCAACGCCCTGTTAGAAAAGGTAGGTAATGCTTGTAGCAGGCAGTCAGCGCGAGGTATAACCAGCCTCTCCACCTCCGTATAACAGCGTTATACAGTGGTATACTGTATGGATAGACAACACTGATATGGTGGACCCTCATGAGCAAATCAAATCTGGTAGCTTTCCGCGTTCCGGCAGAATTGCAGGACGCATTTAATCAGGCTGTAGCGGCGGCAGGCGGTGACAAAACAGCGTGGCTGCTCGATGCCCTGCGCAGCAAACTGAACCAGCCGGAGAGCAACCCACAGCTGCGTATGCTTGAGCTGGTGGAACGAATGGAAGTGGCGGCGGCTGCGCTGGCGGGCGGTAAGCAGGGGATCCCGCCGACTCTGTACAATGAAGCGGCTGTTATCGGGATTGTTGCTGATACTATCCGGGAAGGGTTCGACAATGGCCGCATTATCGCTGAGCGGCTCAATGAGGCCGGTTATCAGACAAAAGCGGGCAAGGCGTGGGATAAGGACATTTACAGCGCCTGGAAGCGTCAGGGGCGCAACGCTGAGAAGTTATCAGTAGCGCTATATTCATAGCTCCATGGATGAAGGAAACAGAAGTGCACGAGATATGTTGTAAGAACTGAACTACGCCCCTTCCTGGCCCTCATGAAGCGGGTCGTTGTCTGCATGCACGAATCCGAGCGCGTCTCCGAATCTGGCTCTAGGGAAGCCTGATTTCGGAACGCCCATCGATTCATATGAACAGCCGGGCATATTAGGTTTTTTATCGAAGAGCTCTGCAACTTGTCTGATCCAAGTTGACGCGGGGCCAATCATTTTGACTAGGTACCACATTATGCATATGGCACTGTATAGACGTTCACAGGCTCTGGCGTCAATCTTTAGTTCATCGAAAAAAATAGATTTCGGAATTGGAACAACTGCGTGCTTACGATTCCAGATACGGGAGTGATGGGCACAGCGATTACGAAGTAAATTGAGACATTGTAACCACTTCGTCAGGGTTTGTTTATTATCCAGCTGAAGGCGTTTAATAATTTTTGCCTGCATACCACCATTCAGCATGGCGTAGTATTTAGACATCTGCCCAAAATCCCAAGTCTCAACAGCAACCCAGAAAGGGATTTCTTTTTGTTGGCTGAGATGCCACATAATACACTCATCTCTACTATCCTGAATTTTCAGATCCAGTTTATTACGCCATTTTTCAAAAGTACTGGGTTTCCCATTCCGACCATCATTTAAGAGGCGTTGGTTGATGTAGGATTCCTTTCTGTAAGCAAGAGGATCATACCTACCAACCTCATGGGCGATGACTGACCGGATGTGAATCTCAATTCGCTCAAGGGCATCCATCATCAGCATTCGAAGTTTTTTATCAAATAGATAAAGATCGTAAGCCTGTTCAAATGATGTGCCAGGAAGAAAATCGTCACTCCTGAATGACAGTCCTTCGTCGCTGGTACATATAATTCGTGAGGTATACCAGAAGCCAGAAAGGCGATAATAGCCAACCTGAGATAACTTTCTCATCGCGCGTTGAGAATCATGGATAACCATGCCGCGGCTCAACAAAAGTTCGAGCTGCTGGCGATATTCTTTATGCGGCTTGGCTGCAATCATTCAGTTATACGGATTCAGATAGTAAAAGGCCCGACCGTGAGACTCACAAACCAAATTGGCTACGGAGAAACAGGGGATCGGGCTCGGTTGATGCTAAATGTACCTTAAGTTACCGGCATGTCAATGTGGCGTGTCACGGAAAAGCATCGAAAAACCATCCTAAAAATGGCTATAAACACTATATGTAGTTTATGTTCAAGTTGTTATACCCTACAGAATGGTTGTATAGGTTTTAACTATCAATGTGCTTACATTTTCCTCTTTCAGCTTTTTGCCCTGACATGCTCTACTGATAGCCTGGTGTTAGCCTTTTTCGATGCCCGTTCAAATGAACGCATTGACGCCTCAGCTTTGCGCATCACCCGGGCAAACCCTTTAGCGTCCCTCGGTTCTTTCAACCGCCAGTAAGCTGATTCAGTCTTTAGCAGGCGAGAGCGCTTTTTCTCGAAGGTATCCCATCTCATGCCGGCAGGCTTCGGAAACTTGAGCGGGCTATTTAGCAGGCTGTCCGCAGGTGGGTAATCATCCCCCCATAAATCATGCCTCTGCTTCAACACACTGCGCCGTAAGCGAGATATCTCATCTTCACTCTGGCTGGCATAGTGAAGGCTCCAGCATTTACGACACCCTACGTCCTTCCGGCCAATAAATAATTTCGCTACCCGTTTCACACAATGGGGGCAAACGTACCATTCACGAAGGCCATAACCGGCCTGCGTGATCGTGGTGCGAATAGCTCGCGTCACGCCGTTGATTGTCATGGCGTAGCTGTCGGCTTGCCGGAAGATGTACAACGTTCCGCATTCTGTCTGGGTATAAAGCTGAGTACCCGGATCAGCGTCTGCCAGTGTCCTGCGCATGTCGGCAAGAAATGGTAATCCTATGCAGGGCAGGTCGGTGGTATAGCTGCGCGTTCGCTTCCTGCCCGCCTTGCTGTCTCGCTGTTTCTCCAGCCATGCCCTATAGCCGTCGCGCTGACGTTTACGGCCGACCCTGGTCTTTGCCCCGGTGCTTTTCCCTCCGTGTAACTTACAGCGACCATTGTGGTATATCGTAGTCATTTTGCACGGAGTGCCCGCACGGGTTGTCGCGCCACATGGAATAGCCCGTAAGTGCTCAGGGTACGGCAGCCAGTCATTACCCTGCTCACGAAGCTCGCGCCTCAACTGGCAAAAATCTTCACGCTCTTTACGCAGCGTCAGCAGCATCTGCCTCAGCTCTTTATCCATAATCCCCCCGTAAATATGAATAAATCTGTATACCTCATGGGGTAAGTCCGTCTACGCAATTATCCGCTTCCCTTGCTGGAACCTTATCAATCCTTATCACCTCAAGGGGTAAGGCATCTGCGCGGTTTGCAGCATTCACGGCATTGGACGCACAGCTTACCATGGGGAAACAGCCTAAAGAAAAGGGATATAGCTCGACCAGAACCTTAAGAAACAGAGCCTACTTGTCAGAAAACCGGGAAATGAATTTCCGAAATCATTAGGAAATCTTAGGGGGTCAGGTTGACACTTTTCCTCAAATACCTGGCATTTCTAAGCATCAGGTTGACACTTTCGCAATGAGGTAAAAATCGAGCAAATCCAGTAACGGCGGTGCTTGCAGCAACATTCACTGAGGCAAGTGTGAAGCTATCGGTTTCGTGTCTGACGGTTTTTCGATAAAAGTGTCAACCTGTCGGGTTTCGTTTCCCGGTTTTGTTCGTTGCTAGTTGACACTTTACAGCTATCACTTCCGCCAAAGAGACAGTGCCTTTATCCCTTCGGGACTCCAATCGGCTATCTCATCAGGGCATTCGGTAGCGGTATAGAAAAGTTCGCGCCTTAACGTCAGCAGTAGTTGTTCGGCATTCTCCTTAAGATCATAACGTTGGAAGTAAAATTCCGCATCCTGTGTATCAAGGAAAATACCGCCTTCTTCGAGAAACTCTACATCATATCCCAACTCATCAGCCGCGGCAGAAACGGCTTCCATTAGGTCATCATCATTATCTGGGGCAGGAAATTTACCGTCCCCCGATGTTATTTCGTTCCAGCATTCCGACCAAGTTAGCTCCCGTGTTCGATGCGGCCATGGGTCTGTAATGGGCGCCTCGTTTTTGGGGACTGAGTGCTGTTGCTGCTGGCATTCCGTCGCGTCTACATCGATTTTAGTACCCGACAACACAACCTCACCTTTCGCCACCCAGTCATATACAGTCTGACGGCTTACCCCGCGATGACGCGCATACTCGGCTTTACTCATTAACATAGATATCTCCATAAGGCCGCTGGTGGGCTTTAATTGAAAGGTTAAAATCGAGCACTCAGCACCGGGAAAAATGTCACTACTACCGGGCACCAAGCTGGGCTGCTGCCACTATCGCATTACCACCTGTATTGTTGTAAATCTGGATAACTGCGCTCTCTGTCACCCTGTTGCCGGCACCTTCTTTAGACGCCATCGCCGAAATAAGTTTTGCCAGTACTTTCGGGTCGTTAAGGTTAAGCTGCTGATGTTCATTAAACCCGGAGGTTCTTACGACATGACGAATATATTCCTGCGTGTCGTTCTCCTTTGACGGAGCCCAGCGCCTAGAAATTTCATCAATCGTATTGATGCCGCGGGCACCATAAATCTGAAGCTGCTTAGTCGCCGCTAACACACCCTCATCCAGCGTAGGGAACACGGCAAACTTACCGCTTTTGGTGTTATGGGTATCGTACCCATAAGCCGAGCGCAAATTACCGGGATTATTGAAACGATCGGCGATAGTGCGAGACTTATCAGAGATGTCGGCAGGAGCTGAAAAAATGGGGTTTAATTGTCCAGAAACAAACACCGATTTAATCGTGCTCCATGACGGAGCTAAGAACTCTTTCATCGCTGGGCCAACACTTCTCGGATCAAATCCAGTCTTATCCTTTACCCATTCGGCAGCGGAGTTTGCACTATCCTCCGATTTATTCATCCAGTCATTAAAGGTTTCACCCTTAAGAAACTTAATGACGTTATCGACAGTTACGCCCATTTCCTTGATATTTGTCATAAACTGGTTAACATCGTTAGTGAAATCCGGGGATGCGAGATAATTACTGAACTTCTCAATACCACCAGCAAGCCCATCAATCCACTTCCCGAGATCCGGTGACCTAAGAACAGTATCGATCGCGCCGGATAACGCATCTGACAATTTACTCAGTTGCGGCGCCATAGGACCAAGGCCGATTACGAATGTCCTGTTAATGCTTCTTTCGCTTAGCTCAATCTGATTAATGAACTCCGTCCATTTTCTGTTTTGCTCATCAGTGATGTTTAATCTTTCAGCATCCTTCTTCGCCCTTCGCTCCATCGCATCAATTTCTTCATTGCTCATATTTTTGAAGCGATTAAGGTCTTCAAGACTGAAGAAATTGGTCAGGCCATGCGCCTGCGCACCCTGCAGCGTGCTGCCGTTCTGCACGAAGATATCGCGCGCATTACGGATCATCTGCGGGAGCAGTTTTGCCGGGTCCTGGTCGGGATTGTTAATCCCCATCGCCTGAAACGTCCAGCGCTTCGACAGGTCCATCTGGGAATCGCGAATAGCGCCCAGCGTACCTGCAGGATTTCCAATTGCCCTCCTGTAGTTGGCTTCTATAGCACTCAGTCTCCCTGCCGACGTACCGATCCCCAGGGACATAAATCTCTGCTGAGCTGCCCCCGCCCCCAGAGTATTGATACCAAACAGACTACCTACGCCGAGAGCGCCGGTAAACAAGCCAACAATGCTACCCCATGACAGGAGACTGGCTGTCGCTTCACTGATGTGCCCTGCCAGTGATTTAGCGTCTTTCGTCGCATCGCTGATGAAGCCCTTAGCAGAGCGGGCGCTTTTGTTGAATTCGTCCTGCTTTTTCTTCGAGTCTTCCAGGTTGGTATTGAGCCGATCGATACCGCTGTTGATGGTCAGAATGGCCTCGGCCACGGCATTAAACTCCGCTCCTAACTCCTTCGCCTCACCTTTGGCTTTTTCGGTCTGCTTGCTGCTTTCACCAATACCAACGGCAGCCACTCGCCAGGCTTCCGGTAAATCATCCAGCGCGCTCTGGTACTCGCGAAACCTTTCCATAAACGCGACAAACTTGTCGTCATTTACGTCAATGTCGACGATCGACTTAGCTCCCATTAAATTCACCTCAATTCAGTAATGAGAAAGATTAAGAACAAACGCCGCCAGGCATGCACCCATCAGAAAGGGACGCTAGTGCTTTATCCACCAGCCCCCTTGCGATTTCATGGATAGTTGGCGCAACGCCGATACCTGATTGCTCGCCCTGTTTTTCCTGAATTTTTCTGATTGCCTGAATCTGTGCCTCACTGAGCAAGACAGGTTTGACAGACTGTTTCGACATGGCCACCCCCTGATATTTATACAGCCATTATAATTTCACATAATGAAATGATCACTTATTATATTGCAATTAATGAAAGAATAATTTCGATCGTTAGCAGAAGGAGAATTGATTGTTTTATAGACTATCGATGAGTGTTTGCGAAGATTGCGTAATGACTTGCTGTTGCTGAGCCTGAACCTGGAGCTTATCTCAATAGGACTTTATCCCAGATGATTTCAGTACCCGACGAAAGCGATTCATCCAGCTATGAGTCCTATCGACGACCTAACGATGGGATTTGAAACCCTTGTGTCCCTCATTACGGGAGTGGATATATTGCTCGACGCGGCGACTAAACCGGCCTGCTTCGTAATCTTTTTCCGGGCAGAGTCTGAGTTTTTGTCCTGTATGACCCGTCCGGAGGGTTTTGAATGTATCCGCAACCAGTTTGATGTCATGCGTGTTCGCTGCGGCGACGACCAGCGACAGAGGAAGCCCGTTGGCATCTGTAATCAAACTGCGCTTTAGTTACCCTTATACATAAGTAACTATTTATGAAAAAGTTACTAATGAAGGGATAGGGAGCGCAGTGAATTCATTAGTATTTTTTTTGGAAAAAGTTACTAATGATGCGTTAGTCCCATTAGTAACTTTTCTTAGAGAAGTTACTAATGGGACTAAAAGCCTATCCCAACAAGATTTTATTCCAGACAATAATTGCTGCAGAAAACTTTGATGCCAATCCGTCCGACCTCATCTACTGGCCTAATGAATGGTTCCAGGATTAAGACATGCTTCATGTTGATTTGACGCCTAAAGAAATCGCCGGATACCTTATGGCAAGATCTGGCCGGCTTCTAAACGATACGCCATAAATCGAGTTCAAATACCCGATTCCGTCAAATTCTACAAGCTAAAGCCATGGACCGCTAAGTCCAACTTATTGACTTTTACTCAACGCTGGAATTTGCCCTGAAAGCCATGCTAAACCACCTGATAGAAAAGAAGAAGTACTGTGCACTGCCGTACCATACTGCCAGGCTGCAAAGGCTAGAAAAGCGACGCTAACGATGATAATAACGCGCAAAATCTTTCGGTCAGAATGTAGCAGTATTGCTGCTAAAGTCAGGAGCAGAATCAAGGATACTGGCCAGCAGGAAACGACCGCAACATAAGTCATAAACAGGTAGCCCATTATCATGGCTTCACCTCATCTATATAAATGTTGCCATCGGTTCACTGAGTATAAAGTGGGCTTCCCCGGGCAAAACATTACTGATAAAGATGTGGAAGTCCCACGTCGTATCAAGCGTTAATGTGATGCCAGGTAGGTTAACTAGCCCAAACTGGTTAATAACAAGATTAAACGTCTTTTTAGTGGCTTTGAAAATACGATCGATTCTGATTTACACATTTGTCATCAAACCGAAGCGCTATCTTCACGTCTCTGAGTTTATAACAACTTACAATGCTGGCTGCCTTTCCAGGTCTCGCCGGCGTTCTGTCTCCTCTGCAGACCTATAACAAAGCACAGCCTCTGAGGATAATTAACAAAAGGTACAGGTATTTAGAGGCAGAACACACCACTTCTGCCATACATAGCCAGAACACGTCACTTCTGCCTATAAATAAGATATGGGCATTTTCATAGGGCGGTATGGTTTTACATGTAGCGTTCAAACTGCCACGCAGCGATTGCCACCAGCATGAACAGAACGACGAGGACTACCCCAGCACCCTACGCCTCATATAGAATGCCACTCCTGCAGAGAGACCAAGTAACGCCAGTGTGGCTGGCCAGGCTGCAATAGCTGTAAGGTAGGCTACGATCAGGTAGTCCTTTATCACGGAGATCTCCTCTCGTTTGTTTTCTTCCCGTTATAGGGTGATCGAAACGCTAATCCATAGAGTGGGGATAACTACCCCACCTTTTTTAGTAGGTATGCTAATGGGAAAAACTGAAGAGTCGCAGAAAAGCGTTGTTCGGTGGGTTGCCACGAAAGCCCTGATAAATACCCAGGTATACCTGTTCCTTTTTCCGATCTAAGATTTCAATGGTTTGGTCGATAAGAAACACTAACTCAATGGAATTGAGACTATTTAACAAACTTTAGTGGAAAACTGACACCGCAGCTAATAAATAAGGTGATAAATGGAAGGAAGAGCGAATTATTTAATTGACCCCATTGAAGAAATAGGTAACGGTGGGTATGGTGTTGTTGAAAAAATAAAGTTATTCAACACATCACATCATCTATGCGGACTTTATGCAAGAAAACTACTAACTTCTGGGAATAGTGATAAGGATGTATATCAAAGATTTATAAGGGAAATAAAAGCTCAATGCGATTGTCTACATAATAATATTGTTCAAATTTTCATAACCAACCTCGAAGCACAGAAACCTTGGTTTATTATGGAGCTAGCAAAGCACAGTCTAGACGATGAAATAAAATCAGGCACAATGACTACAGAAGACAAAATTAAGGTCCTCAAAGATGTTTTAAATGGTTTATTATTTATCCATAATAAAGGTTATTTACATCGGGACATAAAACCACAAAATATATTAAAATTTAACGATGGGACATACAAACTATCAGATTTCGGGTTGGCAAAAAGTATGACACCATCAAAAAGCCAGTTTGTAACAAGAGTTGGTGAATTCTACGGCTCCCCTGAATTTTTTGACTATGGCGTAATGGCACATGGCTACTCTAAACAATCAGACATTTATTCAATTGGAGTGCTCATTGAACATTTAAACATTGACGAAACCGAAAGTATAATAATAAAATGCAAACATAAACAGCTTAACAAACGGTATATAAATGTTGAGCAAGTCATAAGCCAAATTTCTTTGCTTGAGGAAGGATTATAATGACAACTATTTATTCATGTTCATCATTCTCTTTTCCCAAGAGCTTAGATACCATCAGCCAGGATAGCATCCTGCTTCCCAAGAAGCTAGATGGTGGATATATTTTCTCTGTTGCTGATGGAGTTGGTGGATACAATGGAGGAAAAGAAGCATCCAATCTAGCCATCAAAGAAATATCAAAACTACAACATAAAGTAAAACCATCTGATATTGATCGCATTTTTAACTCCATCAAGGACTCGATATCAGCTTTTTCGGAAAACAATGAAGAATATTCATCAGCCGCTACGACACTTACCTTTGGTTATGTTAGTGATGAAGGTTTATTGATAGGCCATTCTGGAGATTGCCGTTTATATATAAAAGAAGGTTCAAAACTTAAACAGTATACAAAAGATCACACTCAGCACCAGATACTTATTGACAAAGGTCTATTTACAGCTCGACAACTCAGAAAACTTCAAGGGGGAAATGTCCTGACTACCGCAATATCATCAAAAGTTACTCTGGAATTTCAGTCAATATTTATAAAAAAAGAAGACCTACCTATAGAAAATAATTTATTAACAATATACCTTATGTCTGATGGTGCACATTATTACTGGGAAGACCGCCCTAGATTTTCCTTAAATACGCTAAATAACGTCAATCGTTTTTCTGCTAGCTTAATGAGGAGAATAGAGAGTAAAGGTCCACATGATGATTATTCATTAATTGGATTAAATATCCATTTTGAAAATGAGAGCACTATTAGTCCTGATGCTCATTAGAAATCATAGAAATGAGTTGGATTCTGGACTCACTTTTCATATTGCCTGGTGAGCTATTGTTTGCGATGGACTCTGCGCAGGGCGTCAGTAGCTGTCTCTGCTGCCCTGTTCACCAGTTGTCGGCCAACACTTATAGCCCTGCTGTGCGGTGCCATCCTGCTCCGTCCACTGGTTGAGCTGCATATTGCCCGCCACACTGACCAGGTCGCCTTTACGGTGTTTGGCCACCGCATTGTATAGGTGGTCCATAGCCTTGCAAGTACCGCTTGTTCGTGGTTCTGATTTGAGGATCGGACACCAGCCGGCATATGCTGAAATTTGAGCTGTCATAGCTGGAATTCTCTATGATGTTCTGTCTCTGATTTAGCCATTTCATTGATTCCGGGTATAAAAACACCCGCGGACGCGGGCGTTTTTGAAGAATTAATAAGTATTATGATACCGCCGATAATTCTTTATCGTTCGCTATTTCTTCGCCAATTTCTAGTGAGCGGTAATATTGTAAGGCCGCAGGGTCCGCAACATATTCAACCTTGCCGTGATGTTCCTCCACACATTGGATTATCTTACTCAAGTCTGTCTTAAAGAATTCTTTGCGCAGATTCACTTTATTCATGCGTTCACTGCTAAGTTTGTTATGCAAAGCGTACTCAAGAGCTGGCGCATCATCACAGCTAATCATTGCATGCACATCGAACTCAAACGGCACGCTTGCACCGCTCAATTCGCTAACACGATCTAGCGGTTCAAGTCGGCGAGTCATACCTATCTTATAGACATTTTCACCAAATGAACCAATGTTAGAAATAACATAAACATGCCCCTGCTTGGTCATCTGTGCCATTGATTTTGCCCGTTCATACTGCTTATGGACATCTTCAATCTCTTGCTCTAACTGACGGCGGGTTTCTTCAAGCTCCTGGCGATGCTCTTCATCTGCGGCCAACAGGGCCTCTTCGACGGCTTTTCGCCGAGCCTCGAGCTCTTGTTCTTTGGCTTCAGCCTCTTGCTGTTGCCTTTCCAGTTCTTCTGCGCGCTGGCGTTCTTCACGCATTTGTCGTTTTATTTCATTCTGAGCATCGCGCTCATCCTGAGCGGCTTGAAGCTCCAGCACTTTATCTCGAAATTCTTTTTCCACTTCCTTCCAGTCAGAACGATCGCGCAATTGGAAAAAATCATATTTAGCTATCAGTGTCTGATATATCTCTTTTTCTCTTCTGATATCTTCAAGCTTTTTCTCAAAATTCTTCAGCGTCACAGAAGCAAGAAGAGTCTTACGCTTATAGCGATAGGTATCATCGAGAACCTTCTGTATTTCCTCCTCAGCTGATTGATGTTGCTCACGAAATATGGTCTCAAAATCAAAAGCAAAATCAACGGCTTTACCGAGGATTTCTTTACTTTTCATTCTATTTAATTCGATAATCTGTCTGAGCTCCTTTTTCAGATTATCGTGTTCAATTTCACGAGCAATATCTTTATTTTTATACTTTTCAATCGCACCTTCTTTTTCCTCAATCTCAGCCGCAAGAGATTTCTGACTTCTCAACTCAAGATACTCAACAACTTTTTTATGCTTATTAATCAAATACCTATATGTTATATAAGCACCAATGGCGCCCCCCACACCTAAGACGATCAATATTGGATATAGCGCTTCCATCTCCCTTCCCCCCCCCAGAGCCAGCAATTAGAATAATCTGAAATATACAAGATCTCGAATCCGAAGTTCCACATCAACCACCCATTTGCAGTAAATTTGCAATCTGGGTAGATGGAAGGAGCAATCACCTCATAAACCAAGCTCCAGGACATCTAAAAACTGTCTCAGTGTCGGTTCAAAATGCCAGTTTGTTGCCTCAGCGTTGGTTCATTCTTCAAACATGAAACCTTATTAAACAGATAGATATAACTACTGAGGCAACTGAACCAACTGAACCAACACCTAAACTACACACATGGAAGAATGCTTTTACTCTGGCTGGTCGTCGTCCGGCAGATACTGCAGGACATAAACCCGAATCTGTCGCCCATCAATGCGTGGCGACTTTCTCTGGAATCCCCGGCCTGAAGTCGGTGGCGCCAGCATGCCAGCTTTCTTCAATACCTCCGCAAACTGACGGGAGTTAAAGCCGCGGGCGATCTCCCCTTCGAAGGCTGCCGGGAAGGTGTAGAACACTATCGGGTCAGTCTCGTGCCCGCCTTTCTGCCGGTATCCCGCCATGTTGGAGATAGGGAGGCTAGTCGGGTCATATGGGAACGGTGCAAAACGGCTCATCCCGTAGGCGTTCAGGAATGCCTCTGTCTGCTCGATAATTTGCTGGTGTTCTTTATTGCCGGTACCAAACTCGCGCAGCCAGGCGTTATAGCTGTACTGAATGGCATCCCGACACGTCTGTTCATCCCAACCGGTTATCACCTTACCCAAAAGCAATGCGGCTTCCAGAATTGCGAACCGGGCACCGACACGATGGACCTGCTCCCCGTAATCTGATGGGATCAGGCTACGCCAGCGTTCTTCCGCGGCCCTGACAGCGCTAACCGCCTCGTGCTGGTGGTCAGCAAGCCATTTCACCCACTCACGCCCGGACACTCCGTGGTTATGCTGGTATGCATCTTTGAGAGCATCGGCATGGTGTTTGCCGTTGGCATGCTCATGGAAACGAACAGCCCGGCGCATCGGGATATTCAGCAGGCGAACCAGCTGGCCTGCTTTAGCCTTGCGACCGGCGCTCGCGATGAAGGTTTCCAGATCCATCTCACCGGTACTGATGGCCACAGTACGCCAGCGCTTCAGGTCACGGTTTCCGCCTTCCTTCGCTCCCTGCAGCTTACCCGTGCCGTTAAACAGTGCGTATGCCGATTTGTAGACCTCCACCGGGTCAGCACCCTGGCCAATTTCGTCAAGCGGCATCAGCGCATCGTTATGTGCGGCGGCTTCGTTCGCCAGCCCCAGCGCAGTACCGTACCAGGTGAGGCGTAGCACATCCGGATTGCCATAGAGACTGGAGGCCACATTGGCAGTGGTGGTCTTACCCGCGCTCGACTGCTCATAGAGATGGATACCAAAACCATCAGCGCCGGCAAGGCCAATCAAAGGAGCTGCCAGCGCTGCGGCCACGCCAGTCATCATCGAGTAGTTGCCAAAGGCCAGACGTCCAACACTCTCTCGCCAGCTCTCAACAGTACCGCTGGTGGTATAACCGGATGCGGCAGAACTTCGTCCGCTAAACAGCACCGGTTGATCTGGAGTACCGATGATCTCGCCATCAGGCATGATATAGGCGCCACACTGCCAGCCCGTAGCATGCGCAATGCGCCATACCTCACCATTGGCACAGCTCTGCAGCCAGTCGGCCAGCGTTGCACGTAAACCACTTTTGGTTGTGACGTTCACCCCACCAGCCTTGAGCGATCGCCAGCCTTCGCGTTCACCGATATCAGCAAACGGTATTGCCTGGACAGTATCCCCCTTCGAACCGAATGGGCGCCAGCGCAGGATCAGATACCGGGTTTTACTGTCATCTATGCCAGTACCTATGACCTCCAGAGCAGAACACAGCCAGCTTTCACGGGTAGTTATTTCCCCGGTATCTTTGTCTGATTTTGGCTCAACCCAAAAAATACCGTCAGCTCGGCTTTCAACATGTGGCTTCAGGTTATCGCCATTCACAGATTTATTGGATTTCAGAATTGATGTCGTTGTGTGCTCGCCCTGTTCTCTAAGCCTGGCCAGATATTGCCTCCAGTTTTCCGGTTTTTGGTCAGGAATTCCCTTATATAATTTCGCCTCCAGTACACCTGCCTGAGCAAGTTTTTCCCCAATGGCATTAATCATTATTGGCTCAATGCTTCCAGCCAGATAAACACGAGCACTGCGACGCCCTTTATCAATAATTTGCAGGTTCTCCAGTTCCGCCAGCTGCTTCGGTCCAAGATAAATGGGAGGTGTTCTGTCCTCAGCGACTTGTTTACCCATGCCCTCTTCCCATCCTTTTGCATGTGCATACGCATCGGTTCCAGCAAAAATAACTGCTTCAGTAAATTTTTCTTTTGGCAAATGTTTCAGGTTAGGTGCCAGTTTCATTGACGCTTCTCCCGATGTGCACGCAAGACGTAATCAGCAAGTTCTTCATCCGCCGTTTTAATCGTTTCCGGTACATCCTGGAGTAACGAGATCAGAGCACAAATTAACTGCATATCCCGTTCAGATGCTTTCGTGCCCTCTAACCATATTGAGAGCGGTGCCTGTGCTTGTTCAACACGACATTGGGCATCAATAAGCTGCATATCGCTCATACCCTGACCTCCGCATCAATTCTGGCCATATCGACAATCGCCAGGACTTTATCCAGCCAGCAATGCACAATGACTGCTTGCTCAACGTCGAGGTAGGGTGATAAATCGGTCATTACATGAACCAACCCATTGCGAGCGCGGGCCATACGTTCTGCGGTACGCTCTGCCAGCGTAAAATCTTCCGGATACGGTTGCTCACGGGATAGCATCGCCTCGGCCTCAAGTTCAGCAGGATGGCGGTATATAGCGTTTATATTCATTTTCCCGCCCTCATTTTTGATTCTTTGACGCAGTCAGAACGACACACACCCGCATTCGCTGCGGTATCGTTAAGCGCCAGCACCACCTCACCAATCGTACCCAGCATTGCGCCTATTTTGCGCATGTCTCCTTTTGCGGTCTCCTCGGTGTAATTGTCATTGCCCGTGGCCCAGAACATCAGGCTTCCAATGGCACTAATGCCGAGTAACAAATCACTCACAGCCTCATCCATGCGGTTCTGAATGCCTTCCAGCTCATCAACGGTGGCGCCTTTGCCGAATTCGTGGCGAACTAAATCGTTATACAGGCTCATGCTGCCACCTCTTGTACGCGGGTAATGCGAACGTGGCAGAGACCTTCACGCTGCGCCTGAAGTACTGCGTGGGCCATTGCTGTTTTAGTGTCGCTGGATGTGAGTTGATAGCCGATGCCAACGGTTAAACCGCGCTTATTGACGGCATAGCCGCTTATGCGGAAATAACTACGCATGAGCCACCTCCAGACGGATGCGGCCGGCGAAAAAGCAGACATGATCGCGAGCCAGTGAACGGCGGGCGTCACGTTCAGACGGTGCGGTGACATGGTGAATTTGGGCTTTAATTGTCGTCATATCGCGGCGAACAGCGGCGATAATCCAGATAAACTGCGGATTTTGGGTAGGGGTAGTAGCCATGGTGGCAGCCTCCTTCAGATAGCGGGTAACGCCACCACCGGAAACGCCAATTTCACTGGTGGTAGCCCAGACAGGGTTGGCGTAACCGGCTCTGAAGGATACCGGCGCTTCCGAAGAAGCCCCCGCCTGAGCCACCATTGCTCTTGAAAGGCGCTGGATTATATACCAACGCTCAAAAAAAGGGTGAGTCAGACTAACGGCACAAAAAAAGACGCTTGGCGCGTCATGTGTCGCCTTCAGAGTTGTCAGGACGCCAATCCCGGCACCAGATTTTGCTGGTGCACAATAACCATAGACCGGGATTACGTGGAACATCAAGCCCTTTTTTATGGACTCGCAAAACTCTTTGCTGCAGGTGTGATGTCCATCGCGCGTACTGGTCGCGAATTTCCGCCAGACATTTTGTACGCCACTATCAGTGCCTCGCAATGTGACAAGTTTTGACAGGTTCACGCGGTGATATACCACCAGCAAAGCTGTAGCTTTTGCATTCATCAGGCCAGTCAGAAATGCGCAATGGGCTATACGCACGGAAACTTGGAGCCCTCGCGGTAGAGCGTCACACGGTTGTGCGCCGCCGATACAACGCTCACTACCTCCCCCGTGAGCTTTGCGATAAGTGTAATCCGGCAGGGGTAAGCTGGTGGGCTTATTCATCGTTAGCCCCCATGCGTTTAGCCAGCCAGCGCTGAGACAGGCGGGTTAATTCCGCTTTGCGCTGGTCGTAAGCCATGCCCATATCAATCAGCGTGATATTGGTGCTCTCCAGGTAACTAAGGTGTTCCAGCTGCCCGGCGCTCATGCTGTCGCGAGGCTCGCCGGCGATACCATTCACCTGCGCCCACTGCTTAGCGGTTATACCCCCCAGCACAATGCGGGCGATCATGTTGCTTTCATTGCTGTAGTGCCGGGCTTGCGTCTCTTTCCCCTGTTCTGCCCGGGCAGCATCCAGAGCGGCACACATCGGCTTGAAGAGGTTGGCGGCACCAATACGGGCCTTAAGTTGGCGGCGGTACTTCGCGACGATTTCCGGCGCACTCAGCTGTAACGCCTCCTCGCACTGGATAAAGTACCTGCGCACAGCTCGCCCCTGCTCGTTACGCTCAACCATTGCCACTTCTTTAGCCATATCCAGCGATAGAAGGTAATCATGCTCGATTTGCTGGCGAAATTTTGCGCTCGCCCGTTTTGGTGAGCTCAATTTTTCAATACGAATGTAGTCAGCCCCGGCTACAAATCCGTACTGGTCGATGCGGCCTTTAATCCAGTTGGTAAAGTCACGCCCCACCCCCAGCGCCTTATGCAGAGCTCTGGCGCTCGCAATATTGGTTTCACGCCCACCAATCTGGCCGGAAGTAACAGGGACAATAGCGGCAAAGTCGTTACCGTTAATTACGCCATGGTGAACGTTGGGTTGAGGGGCGGCCTCAGAATTGAATCTGCTTTTTTCGATTTTCATTTTGTCGGCTCCTTTATGCGGCGGTAAGGTTGTCCGGGTAAAGGCTAAGGATTTCGGCTATTTCCTGCGTAGAAAGGCCATAATAGCCACCAGCTGTAGCATTGTTGTTTACAAGTTGAATAACTTTTAGAACATCGCTGCGCCCGGTAAAGCGATAGCGCAAATGTGACCCGATGCCGTCAGGATTCTTTTCGTCGATACGCTCTAACTGAATATCAAGTCGACGCTCAATTTCACTAGCGTAGTTCCTGCCAGACGAAAGACGGCAGTAACGCAGAATATCGTTTTCTGTCCATCCCTCAAAGCCGGTACGCAACATATAAACGCGGGCACGATGCTTTTTTGGAGTACGTTTAGGTACTTGTACAGGGCTGGTGGTAGGCGTAATATCAGAGGTGCGAATATCTGAGTTAGCCGCCTGCTGTACGGGGCGGTTTTTCTTTTTCATTACACTACCTCACCACGAGATTCAGTAATGCGCTGATTAATCCAATCGTCAATTTCACTTTCAATAAAGGCGATCGAACGGGAGCCAATTTTAATTGCGGCGGGAAAACGCTGTTCATTCATAAGACGATACAACCATGCCTTACTGTAGCCAGTGCGCTTCTGAACCTCAGAGAATCGGATTAATGATTTGGACATATTTACCTCGTAAAGTCTATTGCGGTTTACGTGGCATATGATTACACGAATAAATGCTATTTTTTCATACCATTAGGCCTAATGGCTAGTGAGGAATGAATAACCCTAAGGGTAAGGGTTATTAAAGGTAAACTAGCAGTTAGCTTACCCTGAGGGTAGCTATATTAAGCCCTTAGGGTAAGACTTTTCGACTAGATACAACCCTAAGGGTTGGGGTGATTAGCCACGCTTGATGGGGCATGCAACCATTTCTATTGCTTTTGCTTGGGCATTGGAAAACCCTTTACCTTCAAGGTCTTGAATAATTGCCACCTGATTCCCTCTGGTAGCTCTGTCATTATCAGGATCGTACATGTTCCATTCAGTGTTTCTTATCTGTATCGCCAGAAGGAGGGGATCATCTTTTCTGTATTCGCCCAAAAGAGTAGGTCTTTCACTATTTAACTTTTTGATTTTCTCTTTTAAGAGAGAAATCTCGCTTCTGAGGACGCTTATATCCTCTTCCGAAAATGTTTCTGGCTTCCTATTATCTCCTGATGTAACAATATCCTCGATTGGAATATCAAGATTAACCCCTAATTTGTCAGCAATAGCCTTTAAGTCAGAACGACGAAAACCATATTTATCAAATTGAGTTGCTGACCAGTGTTCTTCTTTACTTTGCCCCCATCCACTCATTATCCGCTCTCCTATTGTTTATATTTATCAAAAAGGAATATCATCATCAAAATCCATAGGTGCTTCCGATGGAACAATCTTAGTCACGGCGGACGAAGTAAGCGCTGGAGGTAAAACCTCAGGCATCTCATCAAACTCATGAATTACATTCAAAAGGGAATGTAATGATGTATCAGATTCCATGTGGTTATCATCAACCCAAGTAGTTTCTATTGAACCAGCAACTCCCTTTTTAACCCACTCAGGCAGTGCTCCATTGGAGTCCTCAATATAAAGGAAATCGGCAATGTCCTTAAGGCTAACATGAGGCTGATAGAGATGAATTCTTGTTATGAACTCTCGAAGACTGATAAATTCTTTTTTCCGAGCCTTTAGCAACTCAGCAATGTCCAGCATTCCGCCACCTCGCGCCCCCTGATTTTGGCGGCTATGCCAGCCCGCAGAGGTGTACGGGTTTTCGGGGATCAGCCTAGACATAGCCTATTCTTTGTTCGTCTACTGAAGTCTACTATCGTCAATATGCACTGTCCACATTAACTGTATTTATATACAGTTATGCAAGTTTTCCGAACGAGCCATGCACCACATTTTCACCATTCTCAAGAGCCGCCATATAGTCGGCATACCACTGGAGCATTTCCCGGCGGCCATCCAGATACTGAGCGTGGTTGTATGTCCCGCGGATAGAGTTCTTATCGACGTGCGCCAGTTGGGTTTCAATCCAGGCGGTGTTATAGCCTTGCTCGTGGAGGATAGTGCTCATGGTGTGGCGGAAGCCGTGACCGGTCGCTTTACCGTCGTAACCAATACGCTTAATCACCTGGTTAATACTGGCCTCGCTCATTGGCTTGCCGGCGTCATTCCGCCCGGGGAAAACATACTTCCCTCGCCCGGTAAGCTGGTGGATCTCTTCCAACAACTCGCGAACCTGGCTCGAGAGAGGAACGAGATGTGGGCGCCGCATCTTCATTCGCTCAGCGGGGATGTTCCAGACTCCTTTGTCAAAGTCGATATCAATCCATTCAGAAGCACGGAGCTCAATTGTCCTGAGCCCGGTAAGCATTAACAGTCGGGTGGCGTTGCGGGTGATTGTGCTGCCGCTATATTCACTTAGCGCACGGAGAAAATCCGGGATTTGGTCAACTAAAAGGTGTGGGTAGTGCTGCTGCTTTGGCGACTTCAGCGCGCCTGCCAGATCTGAAACAGGGTTGTGCTCAGCCCGGCCAGTAATAATGGCGTAGGTAAATATCTGTCGGCAGGCCTGACGGGTTTTTTTGAGTTTATCCAGAACTCCGCGTTGTTCCATCTTTCGCAGGACGTTAAGCATTTCGACCTGGCTGATATCCGTGATAGCCTTTTGCCCGATGAAGGGGAAGATATCCTTCTTCAGGTACATCAGGAGATGCTCGGCATAGCCTTCTGACCACGATGTGCTTTTATGGGAATGCCATTCCATCGCCAGGCGCTCAAAACTGTTTGCCACAGCCTGCTCTTTCGCTTGTTTCTCTTCCTGCTTCTCCTGCCCCGGATCACCACCAGCAGCGAGAACCTTTTTTGCATCCGCGCGTTTCTGTCTGGCTTCCGCCAGAGTGATATCAGGATATACCCCCAACGCCAGAAGCTTCTCTTTACCAGCGATGCGGTACTTAAGGCGCCAGTACCGCGAGCCATTGGGGCTCACCAACAGGTAAAGACCGCCGCCATCAGACAGCTTATAGGGTTTGTCCTTGGGCTTGGATGTGTCGACCTGGCGGGCTGTGAGCTTCATTTTGGGGGTATCTCATTTCATTGAACAGGAATCTACCCCCAAATGTACCCCCACATGAATGTGGATTTCAATAGACCATAGTAGACGTTGAGATAATGAGATATTGGCGGATGCCGCGTGTATACTGGATTTAGTAGACTTCAGGAGACGTTAAGAGAAGTGAAAATGGTACGCCCTACAGGGTTCGAACCTGTGACCTACGGCTTAGAAGGCCGTTGCTCTATCCAGCTGAGCTAAGGGCGCACTGAAATGCGGATGCTTCGACGAGTGAAACCGCCTGGAATTATACGGTCAACGCTCAGTGAGTCAATGCATTTTGCCATCAAACTGCGGCAGCATAACTAACTTGCCTACATATAAAACAAAGGTTGTGCAAAGATCGCCCGGCGCCGGTTTTCAGTACTGATACATCGGCGATAACAATAAAGAGTCCTAACGCCCCCAAAATGCCCCCAATAGCCCTTTAAACAGCGGTGTTTTTAGCCCTGAGTTTGCTCAAAGAGGGATAAAAACTCAAACGAGGACTGACAGCGAGGCTGGCTTCTGACAAAATATCCGCATCCCCCTTTCGATACGATACAGATGGAATCCTCTCTCTGATGGCAGCAAAAATTATTGACGGTAAAACGATTGCGCAGCAGGTACGCTCTGAGGTTGCGGAAAAAGTGAAGGCCCGCACTGCGGCCGGAAAACGCGCCCCAGGGTTAGCCGTTGTACTGGTCGGCAGTAACCCGGCGTCGCAGATTTATGTCGGCAGCAAGCGCAAAGCGTGTGAAGAGGTGGGATTTGTCTCCCGCTCATACGATCTCCCGGAAACCACCAGCGAGGCGGAATTACTGGAGCTTATTGATACGCTGAATGCCGATACCACTATCGACGGTATTCTGGTACAGCTGCCGCTGCCTGCCGGAATTGATAACGTGAAAGTACTGGAGCGTATCGCCCCGGACAAAGATGTTGACGGTTTCCACCCCTACAACGTCGGCCGCCTGTGCCAGCGCGCCCCGCGTCTGCGCCCGTGCACACCGCGCGGAATCGTCACTCTGCTTGAGCGTTACAATATCGACACCTATGGCCTGAACGCCGTGGTGATTGGCGCATCGAACATCGTCGGCCGTCCGATGAGCATGGAACTGCTGCTGGCGGGCTGCACGACTACCGTGACCCACCGCTTCACCCGGAATTTACGTCAGCATGTCGAAAATGCTGACCTGCTGATTGTTGCGGTCGGTAAACCGGGCTTTATTCCGGGCGAGTGGATCAAAGAAGGCGCCATCGTTGTGGATGTCGGTATTAACCGTCTGGAAAGCGGCAAAGTGGTCGGAGACGTCGTCTTTGAAGATGCCGCAGAACGCGCGTCATACATTACGCCAGTCCCGGGCGGCGTTGGCCCGATGACCGTTGCTACACTGATTCAAAACACGCTACAGGCGTGCGAAGAATATCACGACATTCAGGAGGCCTGA